ACACCCCCGCCGCCCCGCGGGGGGGGGGGCGGGGGCCCCCCCGCCGTAACATTAAAGCGTCGATAAACATTTTCGGCGAGGACGTCGCCGACTTGTATCGCAACAAGGATCGCTGGTACGCAAACCACCAACACGGCTCACCTGGTCGCCTATGGTTCCTCACCCGCGGACGCGAGCCTCGCTACCTGTCGGCTATGGCCGCTGAGGGTGCGGGGCAGGGCACCATTGAGAAGGACTGGGGCCTGCACAACACCATCAAAGGCATGGAGTGGGGTTGGACGTCCGACGCGGCGTACTTCTTCGGCTACCGTGAAGAAAAGGTTTTCAAGCCTGTTGGCGGCAAGCGTTACAGGGTGACGTTCTTCAATGCGTCGACGGCTCCTCGGGTGTACCCGGAGCTGTACCTTCCCGGCCCCGGCCAGTGGGAATTTTCGCTGGGCTATGAACAGCCGAACCTGCGCACCCCCGGCCTGGCCGAGGGTGAGGTCGCCAAACTCGATTACAACCCGAAGAACCCAACTTTCCTCAAGCGCCAGAAAAACGGCACTATTGTGAACCTGTGGCCAAGTATGGTTGGCCAGCGGCCTCGTTTCTGTTTGGAGCCGCAAACAATGAACACCCTGGAGATTCGTCACGTGACGGATGAAACCCGCTCCGGGGATGGCCTACCGCGTCTTAAATACTCGCCGGAGTTCACGTCATGGACATAAGCGAATTCTTCAACCAAACCAGCCTCCACCAGCGGAGGCAGTCCGTAGAGTCCGACAACGAGTACACGGTACGGATCGAAGTCCGCGACGGCACCGCGCGCTACCTCGGCGACGTCGGCGACTGGTCGGACCTGTCCATCACTTGGACGTCTGAGGCGGACTCGTCTGATGCCAGCTCCTTCACCATCGGCGGCACCAGCGCCTGGTCTAAGCATTTCATGCGGTCCAATCTGCAGGTGTGCCTCGTGCACTTCCTGGTGTACCGCGCTGGCAGCCTAATCAAAACCTGGACCGGTCGTGTCAGCCGCAGCACCCGCACCGGCAACGGACCCCAGTCCACCATCAAGGTGGAGCTGGACCATGACAAAGTGTGGCTACAGCATATCCTGGCGTGGCCGAGTCCGTTCGCGGTGCTCAACGCGCAGTTCCCGAAGCGGGACATCGCGCTAGGCCCGGCGATCCATGTGATGAAAGACTACGTCATCAAGGCCGCCGTTCGCCTTCAGGCTAACCAGCATAGGCTCATCGCCAACTACAAGCTCGCGGACTACCAGAACGACCCTGGTAAGTGGCGTGACCTACAGTCTTTCATGCACCCCGTGATCGTCCCGCCGACCCCTAAAGGAGCGGACACCACACCGAATGTGGCGCTTGTGGCGGAGATGACGCCGATTTCAGAGCTTGTCGCGGAGACATGTAAAGATAACAACATCCTCCCGGATGTCTACTGCTATGTTCCTGGCCGAGACCCGAAAATTAGCGGAATCAATATGGCCAAGCCGGGCATCGTCATCGACTTCATTGACAAGGATCGAACAAGGCTCAACCCGACCTATCGTTCCTTCTTTGCGGAGATTACTCACGAGATTCGCACGTTCATTCGCGGTATTTTCGGACGCTACGACATTCCGCCGAGCCTGCAGCCGACCGTTGACACCAAGTTCCTACGCGACTTTTTCGGCACGGATACAGGCCGCTACAACGTGTCGTGGCCGATTCTGCGCTCCAGTGACGAGCACTGGCACCAGCAGGAAGTCAATGCTTTCGCCCCCACCACCTATTGCTCTATCACCGGTGGCAAGTCGAATGAGTTTTTGAACCAGGGTATCAAGCTCATCGCAAGGACGCTTATCCAGCAGGTGTTAAGATTAATAGGAATAGGGTTCTCAGCTCTCACCGGCTGGATCACCGGGAAGCTGGAGGACATTTTCTTCGCGTACCAACGCGCGGAAGACCCCGACCAGAAGCGTTTCCTTGGTGATTTCGCCCTGCCGGAGGACTACGGCGGGAAAGGCTACACAGCCTACTCCCGCGACGCGGCGCAGGCTCTGCGTATGCAGCGGTACAGTGCCCTCGGGTACAAGACCGCGCAGTTCACCGGTAACGTGAACTCGTTCCTGCCATTCAGGGTATTTGAGGACTTCGACCTCCTGGACCCGGTTGGCTGGGAGGATGACGACAGTGACCGCATCATCCCGGAACGACTGAAACAGGTCACGTTGACCGCGAACCGTGAAAACGGCGTGGTTTTTGAGGTTCGCCTCGGAGAATCAGATAGGCCAGAGGAGCCGTGGGCAATCCAGTCCCGCCGCAACGCGCAGTTCCTGCGCGCCATAACCGCGGCTTTCAACGCAGAATAAGGAGAACACTTTGGCAGATCAAAACACTCTAGGGGACATCCTAGTTAGGCTGCGGTTCAGCGAGGATGGGGATGCCCTCGACTTTAAGAAGACTCGTCGTGCGTTTCTCCTTGTGGAGGACGGCGTGGCCGAGTTGCCGATTCCTTCCGGGCCACCCGGTAAAGAGGGTCCACAGGGCCCTCCCGGCTCCAGTCTAGCGATTGACCTTGTGCTGGACGAGGAATCAGACAACATGGCGCTGGAGAAACTACGAGACCGCACCTCGCGGATGCGTGCCCTTGGTACACCGATCAAACAGTTTTTCGCCATTAACAAGGTCACGAAAACCGGGTTCGTGTACACCCGCGGTGGCTGGGTGATGTTGCGCAACCTGTTCGGCGACCGCGGGGAGATAGCCCCCGGTGAGTTTAATATGCCAGCGAAATTCAACTTCGTGGAAAACGAACCAGCAACCCCTGTCGGCGGAATTGTTGTGTACGCGCACGGCGGACAACTGAAGATGAAGAACGCCGCAGGCCAGGTCAAGGTGCTCGGATGACAGTCGGAAACACAAACTGGATGGTCAATATTGACCCGAAGGACCGCCGCGGTGACAGCACGGTTTCGGCCCTGCAACGGCTGGGTTTTGTTATGTCTGTAATGACGATTGCCTTCGGCGGTCTTTTCATTGGTCCGACATCCATGCTTATTAAACCCAAAACCCCGCCGGATGAGTGGTGGCTGTCGCTTACTTTTGGCGGCGTTGAGCTTTGGGATGTGATTTTCCCTCTGGCCGGGGTCATGTTGCTTGTGTGCGTGGCCAAAATGAAGCATGTCCGCACAGCCCACATTATTACCGGAGCGGTGTGGGCCGCCCTTGGTCTCGTGTGGTCAATCGGTGGGATCATGCACAGCCCTAGCCCCTTCTTCGGGGTTGGGATTATGGCTTTGTTTGTTGGAACAATCCATACTATTTTGGCGCAAATATACTTTTTTGAGGGGGTCGAGTAGTGACGTTCCCCGACCTTAGCAGGTTGGACACGTCAACAACTCTTGGCCAAGTCACCTTCCTTGTGGTGGCCATCACAGTTCTCGTTGGTACAGTTCGTCAAAACATTCGGTTCAGCATCAAAAAACCAATGAACCGGAGCTACAAGACACTAGCCAGGGAAATCGATGAGCTGCGAGCCGAGAGTAAGGTGACGCAGAATACCGAGAAAATGCTTTCCAGATGGCAACTAGTAGCTAGCGAGTTGATTCGCCTGCTGCGCAACGAACTGGCCGACATTGGCGGGAAAGAAACAGAACGGATCAAAATCCTCATCAGAAAACTTAATGACCTTGACCAGCAGATTACGAAGGGAGTGATGGACAGTGTCGAAGATCGTGAACCACCCACACTGGAATGAAGACCTGTGGGACAACCCAGCGGAATCAGCGGCGATACCGCCCTCAGACGTTAACCGACGTGACATTGTCATCACCCAGCCCGGCGGCCTACGCCATGACGACCGCACTGACGCGGAGAAACTAGCGGAAACCGGACTTGTCAAAGTCAACGCGGTTGCGGGTGACAGTGTGTTCGGCAACATTGTCAAGGAGCTCGACCAGCATGACAAGCGCATCACAACAAACACAGGCGGGGTTTCTGCCGCTCAGGGTGAAATCACCAGCACAAAGCAAGAAGTCCAGCGGATCAAAACCGACATCATCCCGGCGACAGAGGCAAAAATCGCCGAGGCCAAGCAGGCCCTAGACAGAGAAATATCCCAGCGTCTTGATTTGATCCCAGAAGGCTACATTTCTGCGTACTGTGACACCACGGTCAACGCTGGAGGCGGCCTGCTGCAAGCCTTGAAAAACATCGGCTGGAACGACCCCCGACAAAACGAGCGGCTTATCCCGTTCAACCAGACTTTCGGTGCGTCGCAGGGTGCACACCTGGACGTGGCGAACCGCCGCGTGGTTTTCGACAAGCCGGGAACCTGGATCGTGTTCACCCGCGCAACAGCGGGACTAGTTCCTACAGGCGGCCACCAGGGCAACTACCACACGTGGAATGAACTGAAAACCTACACCGAAACCGACCAGCTGCGTGAAACCCGAATAACAACCACAAAAGCGGATATTGAGGCTACTCTTCACTTCTCCGAGGCCATTGTGGTCCCCCGCGCGGGCTACAGCGTGCGCCTGTGGGTTCGCTCCAATAACTGGAGAAACTGGTACGGCGGTTTCGAGTGGAACAACATAACCTGCCTCCTCATGTCCAACCACGCTGGACGAACCCCGGCAAGGGGGTCGAAAGAAGAGTTAGGCGGAACAATGGAAGACAACCTGCGTTACGAACGACGAATAAGGAGGTAACGAATGGTTAAACCGCATATTTTGGCGGAAGTGATGTTTAACCGCGCACCGTTTGCGCGCTACGAGCAACTAGCCCCGGCGTTCAACCGCGCCCTGGTCCAGGCGGGATGCACCAACATCCCGCGGGCCGCCATGTTCATTGCACAACTAGGCCACGAGAGTGTTGGCTTGGATGCGATGGAGGAGTACGCGGACGGCAGTGCCTACGAATGGCGAAGCGACCTTGGCAACACCCAGGCCGGTGACGGCCCCCGCTATAAGGGCCGCGGACCGATTCAGGTGACGGGCCGCAACAACTACGCGGCCTTGAGCCGCTGGGCTTTCGACAATGGGTATGTGGACTCCCCTACATTCTTTGTTGACAAGCCGACGCTGCTGTCGTCGGACGAGTATGGCTTTCTCGGGGCCGTGTGGTACTGGACGGTGGCCCGCCCACGCCTGAACGAGTTCGCGGACGCAGCTGCCGACGGCAACCTGGACGACATCACCCGCTGGGGATTCTTCGAGCGCGCAACCCGCGCAATCAACGGAGGCACCAACGGCATCGAAGACCGCAACCGGCGTTTCCTGAAGGCTTTGTCCCTCGGGGACGCAATCCTACCGGAGGAGCTTGTGACCGAACCAGACGAACGGGTTATTCTCCCGTATATCAACACCGGCCTTGTGCAGGAAACCGGGTACTGGTGCGGCCCCGCATCCACCCAAACCCTGCTGAGCTCGCTGATTGGCCGACTTGTGCCGGAGGCTGAGCTCGCACAGAAGCTGCGCACCACGGAGGACGGGACCGACTACATCGGCCTGTTCCCGCCGGTAATCGAAGAGTACGCCCCAGGCGCCAACTACGTGACGGTCGACATGCCGCACGACCCGCCGACCTACGCGGAGTCGGAGGACTTCTGGCAGAACGTGAAACGCAGTATTCGCGCTGGTTTCCCGGTGATCGCCAATATCGTGGTCCCTCCAAGCAACTACCCGCAGGCCACCCTGGGCACCACCACCCCGTCCTACGGCGGCGGTACCGTGTACCACTATGTGTGTATCGTCGGCTACGAGGTGAACGGAGGACGCCGACACTTCCATGTCGCGGATTCCGGCTTCTGGCCTTTCGAGTACGCTTGCTCGTTCGAGCAGATGGCAACCATGATCCCGCCGAAGGGGTACGCCTACTCGAACAATCCACCTAAAGAACTAGACGAATTGGAGGAACTGCTCAATATGCAGATTCAGTCCCGTATCAACCCTGAACGTTTCATGTCCGCCGAGGAGTGGGCTGGCATCGGGGATGCCCGCACCTACGGCCTTGAGGCGAAAATGGATTTCATTATCCGGGCCCTTGGTCAAGACCCTGATAAGATTGTTCATGACCGGATGGTCAAGGAAGGAATTGCAAAGTAAAAATGGCTAACAACCTTTTCAGCCAGGTCGGTGCCGCTGTTGGTGACTATGTCGCCGGACAGTCCCTGTACCGCCGCTACGCCAACACCGTCAACTCCCTCGTCGGCTCCCTCGCGGGTGCGCTCGCTGCCATCGCAGCCACGTTCGCGTCCACTGGTCGCGTTGACAAGTCTGCGGTGATCGTTGGCGCTGCTGCCGCTTTTCTGGCGGCCCTGTCCACTCGCCTCACCAAGAACGGCGTGTCCCCGAGCAACGCTCAGGACATCACCAACAAGGTGGTAGAAGAGCTGACGCACTTCATCGCCGACAAGAACAAGGAAGTCGTCAAGGCTGCCCCGACTGCCGGAGCGGAAGGCAAGCATCGCAAGCCCGAAGCCACGGTCAGTGACCTTGTTGGCACCGACATTGAATCCCTGTTCGACAAGATGCGCAGCAACCTTGCTAAGTAATCGTCACAGGTGACGAAACCCCCGCTACTCTTTACTGAGGCGGGGGTTCTTTTATTTAACGCTTACTCCAACAAAAAGACGATAATGTTTCCTGTCTTTGTCCATCGTTCTACGGTTGTTGATCCCGTGTCCCTTAAGTCTCTTGCGCAGGCGCCGTCGGTCACCTACCTCAGAGTCCCGTAGGCCGCGCACAAGGCACCATTCTTGCCATAAGGTCCATAGTTGGTCTTCCATAATCTCTCCGTCGACTCCGGTTGTCAGTGTCTCGGAAATAAATTCTGACACAGGGTCAACATCAGAAGCGAACTCAGCTGAGGCATTGCTTACCTCAACAAGGAAACTATCTCGGTCCAGCCCTTCTTCAAGGTACATTCGGCAGCCCTCAAGCAGCCACGCGAGAACAGCGGACTGGATTTCCGGGTTGCGTCGCACATCTTCCTCCCACTTCACCTTTGAAGGCTTATTCTCGCTAAGGAATGGGATTACAACAAGGCGGTTGGCCAGCGCCTTATCCGATCCTTTAACCTCCGGGACCGTGTTGGTGGAGATGTAGGGGGTAAATTTCGGCGAGCCAGAAATCATCTCGTTGGAGAAGAGCAAGCGGTTCTTCTGGGTGTCGTTACCGGTGGCCTGTTTGATGGCGTTTGCCGATAGAACATGCGTGTCGCCGACCTCAGACATGAAGACGAACCGCCGGAAGAAGCTGTCAATGAGCTCTGGGGCCGGGCCGCTTCGGTTACTCTTTCCGAATAGGGCACTTGCGTCAATGGCTCCGCCGTAATCGCCTAATGCCGCGCCGCACGCCTCCAGGATGGTCGTTTTGCCGGTATTCGACGGCCCCCATAAGAACACGACGATTTTCTCAGGGTTGCCGTCGACTAGAGAGTATCCTAGCACCTTTTGCGTGAACTTGCGTAGTTCTGGGTCCGGAAGGAATTTGTCAAGGAATTTATTCCATCCAGGGTGCTTTGCGTTTGGAACCAAGCGTACTTGCGTATTCATTGTTAGGCGGTCTTTTCGCTTAGATATGCGCGCATAACCGATTGAGTCCAGACTTCCTACGTCAATGGTTTCCCCACCAAGCAAACCAATGAGACCTGGAGTTGAGTCAAAATCCTGGATCGCGGATGGCTGGTCGTAGACAGAGTGAACCTGTTTTAGGATATTCAGGCTCCTAGAAGTCGACTCGATACTATCTGCGCGTTTTCGCAGATTGTTGGCTTCAGAGAAAAGATCGTCCGGGTCGTCGGTATCCGGTGGAGCCTGGCGGGAGCCAAGAGCATTCTTTAGCTCAGCCGCGCGTTGTGCAATCTTGTCTGCTTCGTAACGGATACGATCTGAGGTTGCAGTATACAGAAGTTGGAACATCTCGTTTTGAGTGCGGAATGAATAACGCTTGATCTCCTCGTCCCAAACGGCAAACTCTTTGGTGTTTTTGTCACGTGTGACTAAAACGTCTTGACCCCAGTACGCCGCAAACATCTCAGCATGCGCGCGATCTGTGTCGCGGAATAGCGACAAGTCAACGCCTTTTGGACGTTTGACCGCAGCCTGACGTAAGAATGTCCGATTGAGCCTCATAAGCACCTCCTCATCGACATCTTGGCTGAGGAAACGCGTCCCGTTTGTGGATTCAACCTCAGCCTTCTCCACCTCTCCGATCAGCGCGCGCTCGAACTCCGCCAGCGCGGATTCCTCGGTACGTCGCGACGCACCAGCGCGAGAGCCTGTAACCTCATCAACAAAAGCGCGACGAATCCGAGAAAGGGCCACTTTTAAGCCTGTATGGGCTTCTAGGGCCAGACGAACCGCTTGATGCACAGCCGCCAACATTGTGTCGTGCGCGTTTCCTCCAAGAGCCTCTACGAATTCTGGTCCGTATGTCTTCTGCATCGCCTCGGTCGGCAGCGCGTCCTTGTGGCCGTAGCGGAGGGTGTTTTCACGAAGCCAACTAATGGCGGCGCGCATCCGAGCCTTACCGCGCGGCGCGGCTGCTACCTTGGATTTGGACTTGTCATGGTGTTCTTTGGCCACGCCAGCAGAAGTGTAGTCTTGCCAGGCGTCGGGGAGCCACGGCAGCTCATCGATGTTAGGAATATCGGACGGTTCGCCGTCCACATACCAGCGGTACTGTAGGCCCTCAACGATACTCGGGTACACCACAGCATACCGGTGAGTATCCTGGATTACATCGACACCAGGGCCGATGGCTCCCTTCCATGACATGCCTTTGCGCACACGGAAGAAATACTGTCCCGTCTGTGTAGATGGGTCGCGACGAGTCGACATAGGAGCAGACCACGGGAACGCTCCCAATTGCCTCTCTAGCTCGCGGATCGTGTCGACGCCAGTTTTTACTCCGTAGTGGTCGACATCCACGGTAATGACGTCGAAGTCATCTCGACCAGAATGCAGGCGCAGCGCTAGGTTAGGTTGTGTCGGCGTATACTTTTCCCATATTTCCAACATCTCTTTGTGGCTCGGAGTCGGTACGTTTCCTGTTACCCCTTCGGCTGGTGGGTACTTTTTCCCGCTGGATACAGGAACTACCACCGGCCATCCCGCTCTAGTATATGCTTCTCTAGCCTTCATTCTTAACTCCGATCTCTCCACCCCAAATACCGATATGACCGAACCGTCCCTCAGGTCGCGTCTTGGCGCAGCGTTTCTTTAGGTTCAAAGGGCATGTTTCGCACACCGCCAAAGCCAGCGGAATGCGGTGTCCCCGCTGGCCGTCTGTTTCTTCCTGGCTTCTATACAGCTCAAAAAGCTCCCCGCGCGTTTCGCACGGGGGTTTCAGCTCACGACTCATGCTGCGCAGCCTGACGTACAGTGAACGCCACCATTAGTTCCTCTGGCCGGGCCCTATCCGGGTCGTGTGCTAGAACAAACCCAGCGGCTGCCAGGGAGGCCCAGATGGTGTCACCCAAGTCCTCCATGCTTAATGGCTCGTTCGCCAGCCAGGCGACCTCCTGGGTGCCTTCTCGACCATATACTTTATGTTGCTTGTCAAGCTCAATGGCTTTGAGGGTTTGTCGCATCGCCTCAGAAGCCTCGCTGTAAGCAAGTTCCTTACTCGACAATGTATCCTGCCTTTTCTAGTTCTTCGATAGCATCTCTACGAAAAACAAGAGTACCGCTTTTGATCCAGGGGTACAAGTTCATGCAGGGGTGCTCCGGGGCCACGATCCATCCGTCCTCATTTCCCCTTCTCAACCTAAACAACCGCGCGCTGTCACCCCAGTCGGGGTCACCGTGGATTAGCCGGGAGAGAGTGTGGGAAGGGTAGCCGTCGGCGAGGTCGGCCCCAGCCGACAGAACGTTGGCCTCGACGTAGGGGTAGTCAACGTGCGGCGAGCTGTCGAACTTTCCGGCGACCTCCTTAACGACCTCTAGAGCCTCCTCAGGGTAGAAAACTCCCCTCCGGTTAAACCAGGTGTGCCACCCGACACCGAGACGTTTTGCAGCCGCCTGGAAACGCCTACGCGGAACTTCGCCGCGCTTCCAGCCCGCGAGCCACGCGATGTCAGCGTAGGAGACTAGCCAGGGAGCGTCTGGTTGGGATTGGCCATCAACTTGCGGATGAACAAGACGCAATGTCTTGCCGCGTCCAATCCGTGACGGTCCTTGTGTGTCTTGGGCTGGATTCCCCATTTCTTCATCCTCTCATCAGTGCAGGTTTGCTTGGCGTCGGACGGCGACTGCATCGCTACTGTTACCCCTTGACAGATCGTGTCGTTGAATAGCTCTTGTTGTATCCTGGCCGTGATGCGCACTGGGGACAAGAACTCGCGGCTGCTGTCGAACCGGCGGACAACGAAGTCCTCAATAACCAGGACAACACGGCTTCCGTGTAAAACAGCTGTGCGCACCAGCTGTGCAATCTCTGCCGCAACCTTTGCCTCACCCTCCTCAGCGCTGGCGGACTCGATGATATCGAAGCCGTTTCCGCTGAAACCATACGACAGCTGCCCCATCTCCACGAACACGTCCGCCAGAGAGCCGATCTCTTTTCTTTGTAGCGTTGCGATGGCGACTCCGGTGGTAACCCCTGGATCAACCCCGATTATCGCCAGCGGAGCGGACTCCATCGACATTTGGATCACGTCGCTGTAGCTCATTTTTCTTCCTCCATCTCAAAAACAGTAACCTGGGACGCTTGTACGGCGGGACCGAAGTCTGTGGAAACCTTTCCCGTGGTGTGAACCACATGTGGCTTGGATAGGTCCAGCCCCTCGAACTCCTGGCGTAGGCGGGGGTAGTTGTACCTGGACACGTTCACATGGACCTCCACACCATTCGACGCCATTGTGATGATTTTCGCCTTCGTCGACAACTCTGGTCGCTCCATTTCAGCAACAACCTGCTCGCGGGTTTTGTTCTCGCGGGTGCAGGTGTCCTGGATGACGTCGACGAGTTTAATAGCCACAATATGGCCAATGTAGGTCTCGATTTGGCCATTCTGGCCTGTCATAAGAGCGGGGTCGGTTGTGGGGTGAGGCAGAGCGACTCTGCCGTCAGCAATGGCGTCTCGAACAGCTGAAATAACCGAGACACTTAGCGAGATACCAAACGGGTCTCCGCTGGCGCAGAAAGCCTCGGCCTTATCCAAGGCTTTAGGCCCGAAACCTCGAACAGGTAGGCAGTCACTCCACGATGTCACAGACTCCAGGGCCGTAATGCCCTCCGCCACGCGGGGGCCGATGCCTGGGATTTGGGTGTATCCGGCAACAACGCCTGAGCCTTCCTCATTAATCCACCAGCTGGCTCGGCTAACGCCGGGGATTGGCGGGCTGACGGTGACGCCGTGCGCGACTGCGTCCTGCATAATTGGCAACTGCGGGTCAACCGAGTCCTTCTTCTTGTTTTTCTTTGCAGCTGAACGCAAAGAAGCCGCGTAGAAGGCCGCGGGGTGGTAGACCTTCAGCCACATACACCAATACGCCACGGCGGCGTAGGAAATGGCGTGGGAAGCATTAAACAGGTAGGAGCTGGACGCCGCCATATAGTCCCAAATTTCGCGTGCCAGCTTCTCACTGGCCTCATGCAGCCGCGCTGAGCCTTCCTTAAACTTGGCCCAGAACTCATCAAACGCGCCACCGGCCTTCTTCGCGCCGATAATCTTGCGCAATAAGCCAATCTCGTGGTCGGACAGGCCTCCGAACTGTTTGCCGATGTGCATCACCTGCTCCTGATACACAAGACAGCCGTTGGTTTTCTCCAGAATCTTGTCGACGACTGGGTGCAGAGATTTTCGGTCCTCGCCGCGAGCAACCTTGATGTAGCGGCCGGTCATTCCACTGGACAGCGAGCCGGGCCGAGACAGTGCGTTGATGTCGGCGAGTTGCATGAACGTCGGCACGACGTCGCGGCCTGTGTAAATATCCCGAACGATCCCGCGGGTGGAGCGGCCCTCGAATTGGAAAATACCAGTCAAGTCATCGTCGGCGAAAGCTTTAAGCACTTTCGGGTCGTTGAACTCCAGGTCGTACATGTCCTGCAAGGTAAGCCTCGGCGTCATTTTGATGACGTCGGCAATTGTCGACATGGTGATTAGACCAAGGCAATCCAGTTTTAGCATGTTTAGGTAGCCCGCGTCCCGCTTGTCGAAAGCAATGGCGTCCGCTTCTTCCCCACTGGTCTTCTTGGTTTTGTACACAGCGCAAGTTTCGTGGATTGGTAGGTTACTAATAACCATCCCAGCGGCGTGCACGCTGAAGGTTTTCATGTCACCCTCAATACGGAAAGCACGCTCCAAATCCGGGTACTCATTTAGAATGTCAGCGCACTCCTTAAATGAGGTGGCTGCATCCTCGGCGGAGTTGAACTCGCGGGGGTCACCAAACGGCGGTTCGCCGATCAAGGAAGCGTAGCGCTCCACCTTCGGCAAGGGTATGTTGCGGGACCGGCCCACGTCCTTGACAGCGGTTTTGCCCTTGTACCTGGTGAAGTTGCGGATGTTTCCGACGTTGGCGTCACCGTATTGGGTGCGCGCATACTCGAACACCTCGTGGCGCCGCTCGTTCTCATAGTCGGTGTCAATATCCGGCGGGTCTTCACGACCTGGGTCCAGGAAACGCTCAAACAGCATTTCGGGGTACAGCATGGGGTTGATTTCCGTCAAACCAAGCAGGAAGCACACCAGGGAGCCAGCGGCAGACCCGCGTGCCGGGCCGACGGCGATACCCTGGGCCTTAGCCCAGCCGATGATTTGCTCGTTGATGAGGAAGTAGTCAGAGAAGCCCTTCGGTTTAATAACCGCCAGTTCCTTCTTGATCCGGTCCAGGTACTCCTGTTTGCGGCCCATGTAGTCTTTCTTGAACCGCGGATTCTCGGCCCGTCGACGCAGGCCCTTTTTGATGTGGTCGACCAGCATCCTCTGCGCGGTTTCATCTGTGCCGTCGGAACCGCTGAAACGAACATCCGGGGTTTTCGGCAGCACCACGTTAAGCCGATCTGCGACCTTGGCCGTGTTTTTGGTGGCCTGGATGGCCTTGTCTTTCGGCACACCGGCGGCAATTAGGTCTCTGGCGAACTCTTTATCGCTAAGCGGGAAAGTGCACGGGTCGGCGCTGTAGTCTCGCTTCGCGGACAACTCCTCCTCTGGCACTTTCCACGCGATAGAGTTGAGGGCCAGCTGTGTCGACCAGTCCTCCGGCAGGGGGTAGTGTACGTCGGCGGTGCCGACAAGCGGAACGCCGAGATCATCCGACAGGAGGCAAATCTGTTGGTTGATGAGGCGGGTGCGCGCGTAGTTCTTGAAACGCTGGACCTCCAGGTAGAAGCGGTCGCCGTAGCAATCCAGGTAGTTTTCCACCAGGCAGAATGCCTCAGCGTAGCGGGTGGCCTTGTCCTCCTCCGTCAGAAACTCAACCTGCTCAGCCTTATCAATCCGCTCGTAATCGGTTCCTTTTCCTCCGGCGATAGTACAGGATAACCAACTATCAGCGCAGCCGCTCAAAACAACCAGGTCGCTGGTGAGCTTCGGGTCGAGCAGCCACTCAGGGTGGATGGTTGGCTTGTGGTACATGCCCTCGTCATAAGACATGGTGACAAGGCGGCTGAGTTGCCGGTACCCCTGCTGTGTCATGGCGAGAATGGTTTGATGAAACTTGGCCTTGGTTTGCGGGGGAGCAACATATGCTTCAACCCCGAAAATGGGTTTGATTCCTGCGTCTTTGCAGGCTTTTTCTAGTTGCACGTGGCTTGAAACATTACCATGCTCGGTGACGGCGATGGCCGACATGCCGAGCTGTTTGGCGCGCTCAACGTGCGCTGCGGGGCTGCCGTGCCCGTCCCCGAACGAGAACGACGTGTGCCCGTGTAGTGAAACAAATCTCATTGTTTTCTCCTAGAGAAAACGCCCCCAGAGTATATCCGAGGACGTTTAAACACTATTTAAGCCAGCTGGTTCTGGCTAGTGATGATTATAGGTCATCAGGGTCGTCCCACGCAACCACATCGTCATCCAGCATGTCGATGAGGCGGTCTGGCTGCAAGCCAGAAGTGACGTGAGTGACGGGCCCTGAGTACTTTTTCAGGTGCTTGACTACCACTACAGGGGCAGATACCGCGCCATACTCCTTTGCCAAGGCTGAGCGTTCCTCTTCGGTCATATCTTCCAGTTGATGCATTCGCACATCGACATGGCCCTTTAGACGCTCCGGCACATGCTCTCGCCATTCGTTGAGCTTCCGCTTCATTACGTCGCACTGCCCGCATGATTGGAGGGTGTAGAAGTCGATTTCGAGATCGCGGGTTGAGGCAAGCATTGTTTTCTCCTAGTCCAGGTCGTCCAAGTCGTCGAAGTCATCATCGTCGTCTTCATCTAGGCCATCGACTTCATCATCGTCGATCTCCTCGGTGACATCAGTGATGTCGACAACATCGTCTTCGGCGGCAGCGTTGTCTTCCTCGCCAGCCCACAGACGAGCTGTGTCGGCCATGACAATGTAGCGAACATTCAGGTACGGGTTGTTGACGTCATTTGCGTTAGGGGAGTGGCGCAATTCAATGAAGACGTCGTGTTCTTTATTGAAGTTGAATAGCTTACCGGCAACAACCAGAAGCTTGAAGGTGCCATCTCGCTGGGTTTCCTCGACCTTGTACTTGCCATCTGCGAGGGCCTTAGTGAAGTCACGCAGAGTGCCTTTACCTTCGGATGCGGCCTGGCAGAAGTCATTGAAAGAGCGGAGGCGGATGGTGTAGTACTCTCCGTCCTTTTGCTGTTCAGGAAGGGTGAGGCGGTCGAAGATCGCGCAACCGTTGTACTTCTTCAGCTCGCCAGTCTCGTTGATGACGTAGCGAACAACAAAGACGTTTCCGGTATCTCGGGCCTGAATTTGAACTCCGGCGAGCTTTGCCCTGTACTTTCCGGGAGGTGGGGTGGGACCGGTGTAGCCCTGGAACGCGGCCTGCTCAATTGTTTTCTGGTCGGGGACAGCAATATTGGAGAAGGATAGCTTCTGAGCCATTTCCTATGCCTCTTTCTTGTTTTCTACGTCTTCTTTGATGTTTTGGGGGCTGGTTTCCGCGAGTTTCGTGGCGAGTTTCGCCAAGGTTGGCTGCGTGATCGGCTTGGCGAACAGCGAGGTTTGATCTTTGATGGATGCCCCAGGGCGGGATTTGAACTCCAGCTGGCGCACCAGCCGCGTTTTGCCCTGCTTGTCGGCTACCTTGCCGAACCGTAGCAAACCGACCAGGTTGCACCGGGACACCAGCCATTGCGCGAGTCCGCCTTTTTGGCCTGCGATGTTCGGGTGCACATAGGAGTCTCCCTCCTGGTCCTCCGACACTTCGGACAAGGCAATCATGATGATGTTCGCGTCGGAGGACATGAAGCGTTCGAGGATGTTCATGAACATGTTTTTCGCTTCGTTGTACTCCTGCAGCTGGCGGGTAGAGTATTCTTTCCGCTCCGGATTGCGCGCGATGCCTCGTTCCACGATGTCGGACCAGATTAGTTTCTCCTGCATGTGGGAGACCGAGTCGATCACGACCCAGTCCCACTGGTGCGGGTGCTGCTCAATGTAGTCCGCTGCTTCAAGCATTTCGCCCCAAGTGTTGATGCGCTTGATTTGGGTTTTGTTGCCTTCTTTGGCGATGGAGCGGAGGCCGTCCTCGATGCTGAGAATAAGCACCTTTTCGCCGTTGTCGGGGCCGGAACCCGCGAAGGTGGTTTTTCCGACGCCGGACTGTCCGAAGACAAGGATGTTGATTTTCTCCTCGACAACCTCAGCGGTTGCGATGTCATCAAGAAACGACACGGTTTTCCCCAATCTCACGGATGTTTACCGGCTTGCCGGTGAGTAGTTTCGCGGCCTCAGCGGAAGCGAACTGGCTTACCTTATCTTCCGGCGTCACGATGATTTCTAGGCCCTCGTCGTGCAGGAACTCCACACACTTTTCGGCCTGCTCCACCTCATTCATGGGCCAACCGGAGTCAGTGATGATCGGCACATCGATATAGAACTTGTTCCACTCTGACTCTTTTTTGTACTCCATGACCCGGACGGCAGTTAACTTGCCTTTGTACATTTTTTCTTGTATGTCCGGCCATATGGTTTGCCACTCCTTGAGCCAGATGTGAGGTGGCATTTGTATAGGCATTTCAAGCCTTCTTTCAGTCGTCTTGGCTTGGCTTAGGCGCCGAGCTTGGCTTCCAGCACCTTAACCTGCTTGCGGCTGGTCACAACGCCGCCCTTGATGAGGCCGGAGATGACCTTCTCCACGGCGCGGGGAGCAGAGGAAGCGTCAACGCGCTTGGTCTTCAGGTCTTCGTCGGCGACGAAATTATCCTGGGGCTTGGTGGTGTAGGAAATGTGGTAAACAGCCATTTGGCTAGCTCCTTCTTGTGTAGGAACGGCGAACAAGTTCACCGTCGAGGTCAAGTGACCCCCGTTCGTCAAGTATACATAGTTGCGAAAACTCGCAGAAACCGCAGTCGCGGGTTGGATTTTTGATCGTAGGAAGAAGCTCACGCTCCGTCGCGTCAATCATCATCAAATCCTGTCGGAGTCGAAGAACCTGTTTCTTCATCTCCTTGGTGTTGCGGGCCACCAGTTTGCGAGCGAACCGGGGGGCCGGTTGCACTGCGCTTGGATCGCCGAACACTGTTAGTTTGGCATCCTCGGCTAGTTTTGTCAAATCCTTGACCGAGATTTTTTCCGGAGCCTCCATCTCAACCCCCGCTGCCAGCAGAGTTGCGATGTAGTGCTCCTTCTTCGGCTTGTTGCACACCAGCCCCTGCGGGTTGCGTGGACGCGTGTCGGACATGGTTTTCTGCAGGTAGTTGTACACCATGTTGTGCACGACCTCCTTCGAGCTAATCAACCCGCGGTCGCGTAGGGTCTGGGTGACCACGACAAGATACACTGACGCCTGCTCATCCAACGGCAAAAACTGGTTGCTGTTTGACAGGCTTTTCGCGGTCTTGTGCTCCATGATGTGCAGAGTGCCGCTGCTGGAGTGGTCCCGGTACACCAGATCAAGGAAACCCATGATTGACCGGCGGTCCTCCCCGTCCAGGGTCTTGTATTTGAGCGGAACCTCAAACTCCAGTTCCGGTTGGATTACCTCCAGGTGTGGTTCCTCGCCGTAGTGCTCCACATAGCCGCGCAGCATGTCTAGGCCAAGATCGAGGTTCACCTGGTAGTCCTGCTCGTCGACGAAAATACCGGCGTTTTCCGGGTCCACAGCAGCCTTTTGGAAACCGCCCTTAAACGTCTCCCACGGCGGCACGCCGCGTTCTCGGCCTGGAACATACCATCCCTCCAGTGCCTCGTGAATCAGCCCGCCGAACACCAGCGGGAGGCTGATATTAGCGATGGGGCTGATGCCCTCAACATATCGCATCCGGTAGGCCCACGGGCATTTCTTGAACAGGCGTCGGCCCGACGCCGACAGGTGTTTCTCGGTCTCGCTAGAGTAGGCTTCTGGCATATTCGACTCCTCTTTCCCCGTCGATGATTCTCTTCTGCAGGTCGTCCCGCTCCGCTGTTTTCAGCGCAATCGATTCCTCGATTGTTCCCAGGGTTCGCAGATAGTGGATGGTGACCTTGTGGTTTCGGGACACACGGTGAATGCGGTCCTCGACCTGTTCCTGGTCGTCCGGGATAAAAGTCTCATCCAGGATAACCAGGTCGTCGGCGCGGTCCAGTGTTAGAGCCACACCGCCCGCCAGGGTGTTGAGTAGCATAACCTTAGCGCCGTCGTCCGACTGGAACTCGCGAACCGCCGCGGCACGCTCATCCCCGCCGACCTGGCCGGTGATGCGAACAGTGTCTATGCCCTTCTTCTCCATTGTTTCCGCAAACAGGTTGATCGTGCGGGTGAACTGGCTGGCGATGACGATTTTCTGAACATGCGGGCCGTGCTCGTTGCGGGTGTCCTTGTTGATACCGATTTCGTCAAGATACGAAAATAGCCAGTCCAGTTTGTTGGACGGCAGCTCCGGCAGAAACTCACTGTCCTCGAAACCATCCGAGTCAATGAAGCGGCGTAGTTTGCCGTAGGTTCCCGCGAACTGCTTTAGGCGCGTCATTTCAGCCAAGACACCGTTGGCAATGAGCGTGCCGGAGTCGAGGTTGGCGATCGCCTCTTCCTCCATTTGGCGGTACGCCTTGCCCTGTTTGGTTCCCATCGTCAGCCAGTGACCAACAAGCCTGGACCTGACGCCCTCGGAGTCGATCTCGTCGGCCATCTCATGCAGTGTACCGGCGTAGGTTTTATCGGGCAGCCACGGAGCAATTTCCTTCTTGGTGCGGCGCAGCATAAACCGCGCCAAATCCTCGTAAAACAGCGGCTCACGGCCAGGCAACAAATCACCGACAGTGGTGGTGTTGACTTCACCGTTCATGGTGTGAATCGCACGATCCGACACCTCAAACCACTCGGCGGCCCAGCCGTAGAAGTTTTTGTATTCATCCCGTGCCAACCAGTTCAGGGTGCCCCAGGCGTTTTCCAGTTTCCCGCGGAATGGGGTGCCGGATACCGCGAGCTTCAATCCGCTGGGTTTCACCGCCAGGTTACCCATACCAGCGCGGATTTGGCTTTGCTTGTAGGGCTGGCTTTTCGTGGTGGTGAGTGCACGGTGCGACTCGTCCACAATGACGGCAGCCCACAGCCTCTTGTTTTTTGGCTTCGACGCTCCATAGTCGAGGAAAAACAGCTCCGGAAAATGATGGGACCACCAGCCTTTGTGGATTTTGCCCTCCACCTCCACTGGCTTGTTATATTTCATGCGTGCCATCTCCAGGTTGCACAAAACCCAGCGGCGCCGAGTTTTTGACTCGAACTGTAGTTTCGCCAGAATCTCCTCCTGTCGCTTGCGGCCACCAGTCACAACCAGAACCTCGTCGTCGGGGGCCCAGCGTTTGATTTCCTCCGGCCACGTCACCTGTGTGGCAATGGACGGGGATAGTACAAGAATGTCGCCCTCGATGTCGCGGGAGACGATCCCTGCGATAGCCTGCAGGGTTTTACCAGAACCAGGGTGGTCTGCCAGCCACACAGAGTCATTGGTTCGGATGAACTCGACACCAGCGCGTTGGTACGGCCTCAGCGCCTCCGCGGTTTTCGGGTAGTCGCGAAGCAGCGGTTCCGCGATCTCCGCGTCGGAGTCCGCGTGCTGCAGTGCGCCGCGCGCCTTTGTTGACGCTACCCACTCGCGGAGAAGCTTACTGGCCTTCACGCGGCCGAACTCTGCGGCCGCCTTCTTGGTTTCCCGCAGTAGCCCGAGCGTAAGGGTTGGTGCGGTGTACTCGCCGAAGTCGCTGAACTGGAAGCCGAGCCGCTTCAACGCAACCTCAAGTTTCGGGACTTTACCCCCCCCGGCCGCCACCACACCGCCCCGGCCGG